AAACATTGAACCCATTCCTGCTCCCTTAAACATATTACCAAAGTTTGCAAACCCCCCACCAGCAAACTTCGGTATTTTTACACTACCACCACCAGAGAATTGTTGAACTGGTTCTGGAGCAACAGGTTCTTGCTTCTTATCTTCTCCACCAAATAGTTTACTTGCACCAAATGCAGTTCCAGCAGTAACAGCAACATCAGCAGCAATTCCAACACCAGTTGCTATTGCTTTTCCTCTTGGTCCACCAAGAAATGATGCTATTTTTCCTGCTCGTTTTAATCCTAATTTTGCAGCAAGTCCAGCAACAAGTTTAACAAGTTTAAATGATCCCTTTACTAATGATCTAGTTAATTTCCCAACAAATCTACCAATACCAGTTCCAAATCTTAAGTATAATGCTAAGAGAGTGGGCCAGTGATCTCCTAAGAATCTTATAATACTTTGTATTTTTTCTTGATTTTTAGGATCACCAAACCATTCAAGTAACTTAATTACTATTCTACCAAGAATAACATTAGTAATAAAATTAACAATTTTATCCCATATTGATTGGAATGGTTTTGTAATTGCAGATAATGCTTTTTTAATTCCCTCAAATGGTTTTGATTCTAAATCAGTTTCTCTTTGACCTCTTCTTCTATTTTCAGCATCTGTTCTCTGTCTGGTTGCTTGTTCTCTATCAAAATTATTAATATTAGTTAAAGTTTCTAATATTGAATCAAGAATGTCACTTATTCTTATTAATGGATCTGTTTGTTTAGAAACTTTTGCAACATTTTTAGTTACATCTTTTACATTTACTGGTTCAACATAATTTTGATAATAATAATTATCTGCAGTTATTTTTCCGGATTTTGCTTTTACAATTGATCCTGTTTTTGGAGGAGATCCACCACCTCCACTAGATCCTGAAGGTGGTGGAGGTGAAGATACTTTTGTTTTTTTACTCGTTAATATTACAAATCTACCTTCTTTATTTCTAACTCTCTTAAACTCTTCTCTTAATAATATATCTTCTTCGGCAGGAATAAATGCTCCCACCATTCTTGAAGATGCTAATTTAATTTTTATTTTTTTAGCATAAGTCTGATAATCCAGTTCCGTTCCAGATTTTAACCTCAGCAATCTAAGAATTACTTCGTTAATATTTTCTGTAGAAGTTTTTCCTGGATTACTATCCATTACCTTGTAGTTTCTGTTTGGACTCTTCTTCCTCTATATGTTGCTTGAGAAGTTCCACATAAACATCTCTTTCCCAAGGTATCAAATTTTCAATCTCTGTTAATGAATATTTATGATACTGCATCAATGAGAAATTCAATTTAAAATAACTCTCAAGATCCATATGAACCATTCCTAAGCGAAAAAACTTGATAGACCCTCAAGAACAACTTCACTTTCAACTTCAGTATTTGGATTTTTTACTTTAATAGTATGAGATAACTTAGGCATAGTCTCAAAGAATTTTTCAATCTGTTTAAATTGAGAAGTATTCATTTGATCCAAGAAATCCATAAGTTCTTTCTTAGTCACATCAGCAGCTGCCCATACCTCATCTTCATTATAGATTTTATTCACACAAGATGCAACAAGTTCAAATGATTGGTCAATTGCACTATTATTTGAAATATCAAAGTTATTCTTAATGAATTGTTCCAATGAAGGATATTTCATTTCCATCATTAAAGTATCATCAAGTTTTATTTTATTTGTATGATCTTCATTTGTTTGAACTTTAATATCATCTACATTAATTTTAACAGAAACACTAGTTTCTTCATCATCAGGGCAAATGATATTTACATCAATTTCTTCTCCAACTGACTTGGCACGAATATTTAAAAACAAATATTCAATATCAAAAGTAGGAAGTGTTTCCACTTTAATTCCTTTGGTTTCAATGCAATTCTTAATGACTGTTTTGATTGCATTTGTAATCTGTTTAGTATCTTCCGATTCTAGTGCAATTACAAGAAGTTTTTCTTCTTTCACTAGAAACGGTCTAAACTTTATAGTTTGCTCAGTTGATGGCAACTCAAGTTCATAAGTTGGTGTAGCAATTTTAGGAAGCATAATTTCTTTATATAGAAACTCAGTTACTTTATTTATAATGATTATGCTAAATTAAAAAAGAGGTATATCTCTTAATCGAGATCCATAAGCACTACTATCCAAAAGAGATTCAGTTCTCAATTGAGTATCAAATACTGTGCCAGGAGAAATATTACCTTTACTTAATGCTACATTTGAAGTAAATCCAAAGTTTGAATTTACTTCTGCCAGTTTTTGTGGAGTTATATCAAATTGAGATTTTGGTACTCCAGTGTCAGGTGTTTGACCAGGTTCGCCAGTTTTTCCTCGTAGATTTAATCCTTGAATCCAATAACGACTATAAGTAAATGAGACCGTACATTTAAGTAACTGTGAGGAATCATAAGATACTGGCATAGAATTAATACTAATCGGAAATGCTTTCACAAAATTATATCTTAACGAAGAACTTCCTTTTGCTTCTTGAGTACCATAAGATCTTTCAAACTTTGTGATAGAAAGAGCATCAGTAGTATAATATTTTGAATAATTGACACGGTAATTATACGCTCTCCTTTCAATATTTACCCCATTTTCTCCATATTGTTCATTCACAGTATATCCAATCCAAGATTCAAAAAAATCAATTACATAATATTCCTCAGCATCTACATAAAAACTAAAATCTGCTCTGTCGTCATACAAGCGGCGATATGCGTGTTTTTCAGTAACTCCGGTAAAATCATTAGTAATATCGTGAGTCTGTAAGGAAGATCCCGGAAGAGACGCATCAGAACAAGCGAGAGATAATCTATCTGCTCTTTTTGTTGGTGTATTAAGTACTCTTGCTAATAAAAAACCATTTGCAGAATCTGGTGGTTGAAAGTCGCAAATATAATGAGAGGTTAATGCTGGTCTCAGTAACTTAGTTTTTATTTCACTTAATTTAACTCTACTTGGGCGAGGCGCAGCCATCTATAAATATTCTACAGTTTATTATATATTTATAGTTCAATATGTCAAATATAAAAAAAGTAGAATACTGGAATACTAAAACATTATGTGATGTTTTTAATATTGATGGTAGTGAAATTATTAAAATAGAATATATTGATTCCGTAGAAAAAATTAACAATTCTCTTGGAGGATTTGAAAAAAATCACACTCCTTGGAATAAAGGAAAAATTGGAATCTATTCTGAAGAAACTTTGGAATTGATGAGAGAAGCGAAAAGTGGAAGGGATATGAGTAAAGCAATTAAAGCATCTGTAGAAAAAAGAAGAGGAAAACCTGCACATAATAAAGGACATACTTATCCACATCTACAAAAAGGAGGAAAAATAATTTCTAAGGATGGGGAAATAGTTGAATTTGATTGCATAACTCATATAAGTAAAGAATTAAATTTAAACCCATCAAAATTAGGTTCTGTTCTTTCTGGAAAAAGAAAATCACATAAAGGATGGAAAAATGCCTCGTGATTCAAAATATCATCAGGGTAGATTTAATCCAAGAAATCCAAAAAAATATATTGGAGACGTTCAAAATATAATCTACCGCAGCAGTTGGGAACTTAAGTTTATGCAGTGGTGTGATAGGTCTCCAAATATATTAAGATATGGGTCTGAAGAATTTTCTATACCATATTATAATCCAGTAAAAGAAAAAGTATGTAGATATTTTCCGGATTTTATTGTAGAAATGTTAGAAGATAATGGAAAAATACAAAAGTATGTAATAGAAATAAAACCAAAAAGACAAACAGTACCGCCAGTACAAGGAAAAAAGAAAAATAAAACTTATATTAATGAAGTGAATACTTATGCCGTTAATCAATCAAAATGGAAATCCATCGTGGAGTGGTGTGAAGATAGAATGATAAAGTTCAAAGTCATTACAGAAAACGAACTTTTTTAATTAAAATTTATTTTTATATACTATAAATAAAGAATAAGGAACTTCCATTTCTAATGTTGCGTAAAAGGGAAACAAATTTGATTCTTATGTTCCTTGTTAGGGAGGAGTTCTGATGGCGAATGTATATGGATCAAGAAATAAAAATCAATTCCCTCTTCCATCAGTTGATTCTACTCAAACATATTATACATTAGTAAATACGGAAACTGGAGAAATTACGTTAAAAAGATTTAATAGATCTCAAATCATAGATTCGGCACTTGCTGATGAGTTTGATGCCACAGTTGGAACAATTCCCTCAACAGGTCCAAATAAAGGAAAATTTATTCCAAATGATGCATTCTTGGGAATAAATGGAATAACAGAAAACGAAAAAAAAGCATTTGCTCAACAACCACAAGCACTACAACAAGTAAAAGATAAAGCGAGAGAGACTTCAAATAATGCCCAAAGAGACTTGAATGTTGATCTACAAACGAGACAAAAAAGAACTAACGAATTACTACAGAACGGACGAGTAGATACGCCACCATCTGGAGACCAACCTGACGGAGAAACTGGAGCAACTGCCGGTAGAGTTGAACAGGGATTAACTAATTTAACTAATACTCAAATAGCAGGTAGTAAGAAAACAAGATTAGTAACTCAATATCCAGATAAATCTTTATTAAGATATCCAATTAATATGGATGAGACACAAGATTATATACAATTCACTATGCTTGAATATAGACCAAGAAAATTAAGTCCCAAATTATTGGGAGAAGGAAAGGCAGTTGAAGATAGACTAGAGGCTAAAACAAGAGGAAGTACTGTTGTTCTTCCTATTCAACCTTCCATTTCAGACACAAATACTGTTAAATGGGGAGAAGACACCATGAATGCATTTGAAGGAATCGCAGCAGCAGTTGCACTCGGCAGTATTAACAATGGTGTCGTTGGTGCTACAGAATCAATAACTGGCATAGAAAAATTATTTGCATCAAGTGGTGCTATGGAATCTCTAAAGAATGCGGCGGCGGCATATTTTGCAGGACAGGCAGCACAAGTTAAAGGTCTTGTTCCTAGAGTACTTGGAGGAATAATAAATCCAAATATAGAGTTACTATTTGAAGGTCCTCAACTTAGAACTTTCCAATTTAATTTTACTTTATCCGCAAGAGAACCAAATGAATCAAAAAATATTCGCAATATTATAAGATTTTTTAAACAAGGAATGTCAGTAAAGAGAGCAGAAACTGATTTATTTTTAAAGGCACCTCATACATTTGAGATTAAATACATTTACGGAATAACTCAGAAAGATCATCCTTGGATTAATAGAATAAAAGAATGTGCTCTTACTGGGTGTACTGTGAATTATACTCCTGCAGGAAGTTATGCTACTTTTGGAGATGGTGCTATGACTTCTTATGAAATAGGTCTTCAATTTACAGAACTTGAAGCAATTTATGATGATGATTATGCAGAAGCAGATAAAGCAATTGGTGGCGGATTAGATTCTTCAATAGGTTACTAAAATGGCATCTTACTTCAGACAGGTTCCAAACTTTGAATATGTTTCTAGAGACATAGGAGACAAATATATCTCCGAATATATTCCGGTAAAAAATCTTTTTAAGCGTGGAAAATTAAGAGAAGATATTTTTGCTAATCTCCAATTCTTTGAGAAGTATTCAATTATTGGTGATGAACGGCCTGATAATGTTGCTTATAAGTTTTATGATGAAGAAACATTAGATTGGGTTGTTCTTCTTTCAAATAACATTCTGAATATTCAATCAGAATGGCCGATGACTCAAATAACCTTTGAAAAGGTTATGTTAGAGCGTTATGGTTCTTATGATAATCTTTATAATGGTATTCATCATTATGAAACAGAAGAAATTAAGAACTCATTAGGTATTACAGTTCTTAAAGGTGGTTTAACAATTTCTCCCACTTGGAAAACAAATGGAAATTTTATTGAAATTATAAATTCAACTATTGCGGATATAACTGCTACCGGTACAAATATAAAAGTTGATATGACAACGAATATTCCTGGAATATTTGTGGGTAGTCAAGTCACGATTGATGGAATATCTGAAAGAGAATATAATGGTAAATTCATTGCAACGACAGTTTTTGATAAAGGATTTACTTATGAACTCCCATCAGTTCCTATTATCAGTAATCCGGTAATATCCACATCCAAAAAAGAGAAAATTATTTTTACATTAAATACCACATTTACACCTATTGGATCTATACTAAATTCATCAGATGAAGTTTTACAAAATCAATTTCCAAATGCAGTATCGGGAAATGCCGTAGTTGACTCTGAAACTGGAAATTTGTGGATTTATACGGGATTTAATTGGGTTGATGAACTTACAATTAAAAGTTTAACCGCATATTACTATGAATATTGGGATGCTGGACTTAGTAATACAGTTCAAGTTCCTTCAACTTCTTTCATAAGACCGGTAACAAATTATGAGTATGAATTAAAAATTGAAGAAGAAAAAAGAAATATCTATATTTTGAAACCAATATATCTAAGTGTTATTTTTAATGATATGGAAGAATTGATGACATACAAAAAAGGTGGAGATCAAT